GCGGATAATGAATTTGAGTTTTACCATGTGGTATTTCCCAACCACGATCTCCGCATCTTTTTCAACCCTGAGTCTGGCCTCATGGAGCCGAAGGTTTCCCCCACCAATAAGCCATATGTCTCTTTCTATATCCAGAGGGATGGCCCCTCTATCGTCTCCGAGTCCGGCTATCTTTCCAACCCTTATCACGTCTGGAGATGGCGCAAGAACAGTGAGGAGGTCTATGGTCGATCCCCCGCCGCCGACGCCATTGTGGATATCCTTACCGCTAACCAGATGTCCAAGACATTGATCAATGCCGCCCATCAAGCCGTTGAGCCTCCCCTCAATGTACCTTCCGAGATGAGGGGGAAGGTCCGCATCACCCCTCGCGGCATGAATTATTATGAGGACACGGGCCGTACCATTTCTCCCATCATCACCCGTATGGATTATCCCATTGGAGCGGACCGCGAGAAGAGGGTTGACGATGCTATCCGCAAGCATTTTATGACCGAATTTTTCACCCTTCTCTCCCGCGCCGCCATGGACGGTCGCCAGCTTAATGTTCCTCAGGTCCTTGAGATGCAAGGGGAGAAGGCGGTAATGCTTGGCACGGTTGTTGGCCGTCTTATCAGTGATTGTTTTGATCCTTTGGTCGATCGCGTATTCCAGATCGAGTGGAATGCTGGCCGGATACCTCCTCCTCCTGATATCTTGGTCCAGCAGATGGGGGGGTCCCGTATAACCGTCCACTATATGGGGCCTCTCGCGCAAGCCCAACGGCGTCTCTTCCGCACCCAGGGCATTTACCAATCCCTTGAAGCCCTACGTCCCTTGGCGGAGATTCGCCCTGACGTATATGATAATGTTGATCTCGATGTGATGTCCCGCGAGATCATGGAAGCGACGGGCCTTTCCGCAAAGGTAATAAAGGATCCCCGTATCGTGGCAAAGGAACGCGCAGCCCTGGCCCAGCAGATTGCCCAGGAGAAGCAGACCCAGATGATGCTACAGTTGGCCCAACAGGTACCTAATCTGTCCAAGGCACCCGAAGAGGGATCCCCCGTGGACTCCCTTAGCAAGGCTGGACGATGAACATTACCGAAAGATATAAAGAGCTTAAGTCCCTAATGGTGGGATCTGGTGATGAGGATTCTGTACCCTTGATCCAGGATTATCGCCGCACCTTCAACACTGAGCATGGGAGGCGTGTCCTGACCTATATGTTGGCTGAGCTACACTTTTTCGATGCTATAGTGGCCTCGGAGGAGGAAATTGCTCTGTCCAATTATGCAAGGTTACTCCTTAATCACCTTGGCGTGTGGGACTCCAAATATGTCCCTGATATTGTTAATCATTTAATGTCCATACCAGTTGAAGGAGGTAAGAATGAAGAAACTAATTAATGCTCTTGTGCTGGCACTGTTCCTTTTATTCACTACGGGAATTTCCGTATTGGCTGAGGAGCAACTGTTCCCAAACAAGAGTGGAACGGGAACTGTCGGGAAAGACAACCGATATTGGCGGATGGGGTATTTCAACCAGCTTACCATCCCAGAGATTACTGCTCCCTCCGGTAATCCCGCCGCCAACACTGGTTGGCTCTATGTCAAGGACGCTGCCGCCACCACCAAGCTCTATTTTGAGGATAGCGCTGGTACAGTAACTGACTTGATAGCGGCTGCCTCAGGGAATACCCTCGATAGCGCATACGACGAAGGGGGGGCCGGGGTTGGTAGGGCGATCACTGTTGATAGTGGTGCGGTCGCGCTGACCAATAACGCGGCCAACAACAATGGTGTCCTAACCATCGAAAAAACACCCGTCGGTGCCCAGTCGGGTGATGCTGCTACTATCACTGTAGGGGCGAACGCGACGGGCGATGCTCTACAATTTGCTAATTCCGGCTCTGGGAATGACATAAACGGCTCTGGCTCATTATGGTATGTTACCAAAGCTGGTGCCGCCACCTTCGTGAGTGGTACTTATTCCGGAAATGTGTCGGTTGGTAGCCTTAGTACAACTGGCGCCTGGACCATCGGGGATGGTGGTAGTACAGTCGCCATCAACTCTTCCGGGTGGGACATTACCACGGCAGGTGCGGTAAGTGGCATCAGTTCTGTTGCCCTCACCGGTGATATTACCATGGCCACCGGGAAAGGAGTAAAGTCCTCTACCACTACAGCGGAGTCTGTTGGTGTCTATGGGTATGATGTTGATGGGGTTGCTTATGTGGGGGCCTTGGTGGTGACAAATAGCAACACCCCTGCCACCGTCCTGGGCAATTCTAACGGCACCACAGCAATAACCTCAAGCGATTGGGCTATCTCTACCACAGGTGCTGTGACCGGAGTTGGGGCTATTACGGCAGACGGCCTCTTTACCGGGTCTTTGGGAGCAACCGTCACCGGGGCGGCAGTAAACCTTAATGCCTCCTCGAATTTTGGTGTAAACGTGGCGACTGGAACCTCCACGGGTACAGTTACTGTCGGAGGGGCCGGGATTCAGGCCATCGATATTGGTAATGGGGCAGCGGCTAAGACTGTTGCTTTGGGGTCTTCCAATTCCACGAGCACTACCACGCTGCTTTCTGGCTCCGGCGGGATCCTGCTGAATGGCTCCAATAATCAGCCCACAACCATTAACGGCGGCACTTCGACTGGAACGGTGACAATTGGCAACACAACCCCCGCCATTGTTAATGTACTTGGGACGGTAAGCGTTAATACCAATGCGGCGGCACTTGCGACCAACATTGGGGCGGGAACGACTACCGGGACTGTCACCATTGGTGGTGCAGGCATCCAGGCGATTGACATTGGGAATGGTGCCGCAGCTAAAACAGTAGCTCTTGGTAGTTCCAACTCTACCTCTACCACAACCATCCTGTCAGGGTCCGGTGGCATTCTGCTTAACAATAACAACAACCACCCGACGAGTGTCGGCACCGGGACCTCGACTGGCACCGTAACCATTGGCGGAGCTGGGATTCAATCTATTGATATCGGGAATGGGGCGGCAGCGAAAACTGTTGCGCTTGGATCAAGTAACACGACTTCTACCACTACCATCAGTGCAGGATCTGGTAAAATCAACCTCGTTGGTACATTGGCTACGGGTGATGCGGTCACAGGCGATGGTACGGCGGCATTGGGTGGATTCCTTGCAACTGTTCTGGATGATACCGATGCCCATACTGTTCTCGCATCGGAGAGTGGTACGGTTCTGACAAATGCGGGTGCGGGTGGCCCATACGCGCATACCCTTCCTGCGGCAGCGGTGGGGCTTAATTACACCTTTGTCGTCATGGCGGCTCAAGAATTACGGGTTACTCCTGGCGGCGGTGATGTAGTTAACATTGCGGGTATTGCTGGTGATGCGGCTGAATATTGGACCGCCAACGCGGTAGGGGAGGCACTTACGATCGTGGCTGTTGACGCCACTAACTGGATTGCCACTTCCTTTACCGGAACATGGACACAGCAAACTCCGTAATTCAGGGGGCTAACATGCCTACTCATAAGGTAAAGGGGGGTTGGAAGTGGGGTAAACACGGAAAGGTCTATCCCACCAAGGCTCAGGCGGATAAACAAGGCCGTGCTGCCTACGCGCACGGGTACGGAAAAAAGAAAAGGAGGAAGTGACTATGGACCAAGTAGTGAACCCTATTCCAGGGGAGGAACTGGCGGTCAAGGCGGTAGCACCTGTGTCCCCTGCATGGGCGGCTCAGCTTAAGGATGACCTCAAGACTAATGAGTTTCTGACCAAGTTCGAATCAGTGTCGGACTTAGGGAAGTATGCTCTAGAGGCTGATGGCAAACTTAAGAATATGGTAATCCTGCCGGGTGAGGGTGCTAAGGATGAAGAAGTGTCGGCTTTCTTTACTAAGTTGGGCAAACCAGAGTCTCCCGACAAATATGAGATAGTAAAGCCCGCTGATTGGCCTACAGAGGTTCCCTATGACGAAAATGCTGAGAAATGGTTCCGCGACCTTGCGTTCAAGAATCATCTTTCGGCAAAACAGGCATCTTCCATCCATAAGGAGTATATGGTGGGTTTGAAGAATGCCTTCATTGCCGAGGATACCAGGAAGAAAACGGAATTGGCCACCCTCCTTGACACCATGAAAAAGGAGTGGGGCGATAACTGGAGGACCAACATTGCCCTTATGGACCGTGCCATGGATAAGTTCGGTGATCCCGAATTTAAGACTTTTATGGACGAGTCCGGTTTTGGTAATAATCCTCACATGATCCGTATCTTCCACAAGATCGGCCTTTCTTTGGCCGAGGACACTTTCGTCAAAGGGGAGGAGAAGAAAACTACCCCTACTGGCACGGCTGGGCAGTTGTCCTATCCGTCCCTGGAGGGCAAGAAATAACCCTACGGAAGGAGTAAATACATGGCTACTGTTGCTGTTCAGAGTCAACTCACCTTGATTGAGTTGGCTAAGCGTACGAATGACAAGAATCTCCTCACCATTGCGGAGGTCCTTGCCGAAACCAACGAAATTATCCAAGATGCGGTGTGGTTGGAATCTAATCAGCCCACCTCCCATGTTGGCACTCAGCGTACCCATCTCCCTGTGGGTACGTGGCGGCGTATCAATAAGGGTGTTGTTGAGGAGGCGGCTGCCACCAAGCAGGTCACGGAGCCTATGGGTATGCTCGAAGCATACTCTACCGTGGATGCGAGACTGGTCGCCCTGGCCCCTGACAAGGCGGCATTCCGTTCCCAGGAAGATCTCGCCTTTGTTGAGGGTCTATCCCAGACATTGGTGGGGAAACTCATCTATGGTGTTCTGGCTGATGATCCGGAAGTGTTTGATGGGTTTGCTGCTCGCTATAACCTTACTTCTCTTGCTAATGTGTACGGTGGGGGCGGTACAGGTAGTGATACCACTTCCCTCTGGATTCTCCAGTGGGGGCCGACCAAGGTACACCTGATCTATCCCCCTGGCGGTAATATGGGGATCAAGACAAGGGATCTTGGGGAGCAGACGGTCTACGATGGTGATGGTAATCCCTACCAGGCTTACCGAACCCATTTCGGCATCGATTGCGGCATCTATGTCCATGATGATCGGTGCGTTCAGAGAGTCGCCAATATCGAAACGGCAGGTGCCACCAACACCCTCGATGATGATGATCTCATTGCCGCTCTGAATCAGATGCCTGTCAGGGGTGGTGGCCCGGGAACGGCCATCTACGTCAACCGTACTATCTCTACCCAGTTTGACATCCTGGCCAAGGATAAGTCCAATGTCAATTACACCTCGGACAATGCGTTCGGCGTTCCCGTGGTGCGGTTCCGTGGCGTTCCCGTCCGGCTGGTGGAGCAGATCCTCGATACAGAAACGGCCATCACCTAATTTCTGATGGCGGAAAGGAAGGAGTTCTAACCATGATTATCGACGACAAATTAGTATTCAGTGATAAGCAAGTTATCACTGTCACGGCGGCATCTGCCAAGATCCTCAACTTTGGGGAGGTCAATGCCAACCTTGGGGAGGGTACCCCCTTGGTGATTCGCTTCATTGTGGAGGTGGCCTTTGCCACGGGTACTAGTCTCCAGATTTCTCTTCAGCATGGGGGAAGTGATCCTCCGTCTACGGTATTGGTATCTCTCCCGGCCATTCTCACGGCGGCTCTTACCAAGGGGGCCTATATCCCGGAGATCAAGATTCCCGATAAGCACCTGCAGTACATGAGATTGTACTACACGGTGGTGGGGACCTACGATACGGGCAGTGCGCTCACGGCTTTCATCAGCCTTGACCGGTAACCATTAACGCGGAAAGGAGGAGTTATGGCGGCCAAATATAGGGCTATCAGGGCTTGCTGGCACAATGGGCATTTTTATAAAATAGGTGCCTCCTACAAGCCCCCTATCGAGGAATTGAGAGATCCCAAGAAACTGCCCCGCCACTTTATCAAGGAGGAGGAGTTCTCCGACGATAAGGTGGAGGAGGCGGCTAAGGAGGATGTCACTTCCCGGAAGGTAAATGTGAAGGCTACTAAGGCAGTAGTGTAACCCGTGTAGCCAACCTACTATCGGGAGGGGGTAACTCCCCTCCCCTTTTTTCCGTGGAGGTCCCATGGCCACGTCAGAAGTACAGATATGTAATATGGCCCTGTCTCGTATAGGGGAGCAACCTATTAATTCCCTCACCGAGGATCTCACGGCGGCCAGGGCCTGTAATCGCGCCTATCAGTTGGTAGTGGA